AAGCTAGTAGCTATTGTCAATGGTGAGGACTATGACACTAGAGTACAAGTGTCAGTTGACTTTAGTGATGATGAATTGTTAAAGTATATGAAGTTAGCTCATGAACGTGATATTACTTTCAATCAGCTTGTCGAAGAAGCACTTCGAGCCGCAATTGAAAGGTATAAGTTAGATGAATTTACAGAAGACTATGGACAGGATCTAGGTTGACATGGATAATAAACTACATGAAGTGATGAACATTCTTAGTGAAGAATGTGCCGAGGTGATTCAAGCAGTTAGCAAGTGTCACCGCTTTGGTTTGGATAACCTCAAACCAGGAAAACCTTTAACTAATGCACAACACCTAGAAGGTGAAATTGGTGATTTACTTGCCATGGTAGATCTGTTAAAATTAAAAGGAATTGTAACAGAAGCTGGCCTTGATAAAGCAAAGCAAGCCAAAATTGAAAAACTGAAAGTGTGGTCTACTATCTATGAATGAATTTAAAGTAAGTGAAGTCTTTTACTCCGCACAAGGCGAAGGACGCTTTGTAGGTGTACCTAGTGTATTCTTCCGTACATTTGGTTGCAACTTTAAGTGTCCGGGGTTTGGCTTGCCTGCAGGCGAGAAAACAACAGAGCCAGATGACATTGGTAAGGAAGTTCACTTATACAAAACATTTATGGACTTGCCGTTGGCACAAACAGGATGTGACAGCTATGCAAGCTGGCATCCTGCTTTTAAACATCTTAGTCCAAACTACTCTGTAGAGCAAAGTATTGATACAATGCTAGATCTTACTCCTAATCATAAATGGATGCAAGACAATGGTAATGATGTACACTTGGTTATTACAGGTGGTGAACCGTTACTAGGATGGCAAATGTTGTATCCAAGTTTGTTAAGCAACTCGCGTATGCAAGACTTAGAGAATTTAACATTTGAAACCAATGGTACTCAAAAGTTGCACGATGACTTCCACACATACCTTTTTGAAGAGTGGACTCGCTTTGGCAGAGACCGAGACTATCTAACTTTCAGCGTAAGCCCTAAGTTAAGTGCAAGCGGAGAGAAGTGGAGTGATGCTATCAAGCCTGATGTTGTTGTTGAATATCAAGCACTAGGACATACCTACTTAAAGTTTGTCATTGATAACATCTTGGATTTTAAAGAAGTAGACCAAGCAGTTAGCGAGTATCGCAAAGCAGGGTTTGGCGGCCAAGTTTATGTTATGCCAGTTGGCGGCACAGACAAAGCATACTTCTCTAACACTAGACATATTGCAGATGAAGCATTGGCACGTGGCTATCGTTATAGTCCACGCTTACATGTTGATATTTGGAGCAATGGTTGGGGCAAATGAAAGCACAAAAGCCAGCAGAGGGTATTAGTATAGACAAGAACTTTGGCGATGCTAGAGTCTTTAACGTTGAGTGTGACTGCTCTGCAGATGATCACGCTGTTAAAATGTGGATTGAAGTTCAACGTGACAAGGATATCCCAGACGTTGAGATAAGCTTTTATGTTACTACCTGGACACCAATTTGGAAAGGCTGGGGAGACCGATTAAAAGCTGTTTATGAAATTCTATTTAAAGGTGTTCATAAACAAGAGCATCATATGCTACTAAACAAGCAATCAGCATTAAATTTTGCTGAAGCTATCAAGTCTGAAATTGTAAATTTAGAGAAAAACCATCTTAAGTGATATATAGCATTATGGAAACCTGGGCACATCTTTGCAATACCAATAACAAGTTTTACACTCTTACAATTTCAGAAGAGTGTAAAGAGTGTGGCCTTAATCATAAAGTTCAGTCTTTAAGATTTGACGGATATCGTCCTACTCCGCTAATTAAACGTACAACGGAAACAAGCTTGCCTATCCGTCGTAGGATTGCCGCACTATTCTTACCTAAAGAATTACCCACAAAAATTGATGAGAACCAACACGACTATTATGACAGACAAGGTTAATACAATGGAACACGCAAATGAATCAAACCCTTGCCAGGGAATTTGCGTTATAGATGAAAAAGACTTTTGTATTGGATGTTCCCGTACATTAGAAGAAAAAGACAACTGGTACAAAGAATCTAACGAATGGCGAGACAATGTAATAGCCGAGATTAAAAAGCGCGAAAACAGATTCTTCTAAAATGACAAGTTTAAAAATCCCAAGAGTTACAAAAGAATTTGTAAGGGATGGTTTGCAGGCTTTTGATCACTACACATTTTATGAGCCTGAGGTAGTACTGAACTTTCATTTTCCTGATATAGTTTTGTTTACATTACTTGCACATGTTAAAAAACCAAAACATATCTTAGACCTTGGCAGCTATTTTGGTATACTTCCATTTGTAGTTGAAGAAATAAGCAGAATCAACAACTGCCCAGAATCTTTCAATTGGACGATGGTAGATAATTGTTTGTATACTAAGGAACTTGCTGGAACTATCAATGGTGATGTTACTTTTTCGAATCGATATCTAAATCGCAATCACTTAGATAGCTGGCACGAGAATAATGTCCCAAAGTGGAAAGAAAATGTGCTATTTAAAAAGGTAGGGGAATACTACTTGCCACCTTCAACCACATTAGAATTTGAAAGGTATTGGTCTTGCTTTGCAACACACTATAAAGTGCCAAAGCCTTCAATGAAAATGTTTGAAAGCATAGATGAAGTCAAAGATACAAAATTTGATTTGGTTCACTTTGATTTAACAGCTGGTGCATCCGAGCTTAATAGAAAAATGTTTCACCTTATTGCCGAACACAAACTAAACGATGACGGTATTATTGTATTTGATGATATGCGACCACAGCATCCTAAAATGCTGGTTTTTTTCCAGTATATTTTAGCAACCAGTGATTTCAGACCTGTTGCATTTAGCACAGGAAAAATTGCAATGATGCGAAAGAAATATAAACCAGAATTTATTTTTAAAGTAGACAACGCAGGATTAAGAGAAGTCAACCATACACGTGACAATTATTTTTCTTTTGCAATGGCAGGCGGCGAAGAAACTGATTGGGGTGACTTTCTTGACCTTAGGGCAAACTAAACAACAAATCACACATAACTATTACTATGCTGAACTATATAAAGAACCTATTCAAGCGCAAGCCAAGTGCTAAGTCAATGAAAGATAATCCAGAACCATGGGTTAATGTTATTGCCGCACATGTTGATCCTAATAACCCAAAGCAAGGCTATTTTGAACTTGAATGGAACCCTGCCTTTGTGCTGTTCCTAAGAGAAAATGGTTTTAGGGGTGCAACGCCAGAGGAGATTGTGGACCAGTGGTTCACTGAACTATGCCGCAATGTTGGTATGGACGGAATGGCAGATGGCTCGTTCATAGCCGAAGCTGGCCGTATGGCAACAAACAATAAAACTCGTTCTCAGGCTTGACTTTTACAGTAGCTCTTGCTACAATACACACATGAGCTATCTAATTGTTGACGCCGCTAACCTATTCTTTCGCGCACGGCACGTGATCCGTACTGGTGATCCAGAAGAACGTGTGGCCATGAGCTATCACATTATTCTTGCATCTGTCCTGCGTGAGTGGCGTGAACGACAGGGCAAGCACGTGGTCTTCTGCTTTGAAGGTCGTAGCTGGCGCAAGGATGTTTATCTTCCTTATAAAGCTAATCGTACTGAAGGTCGTGCTAAACATACTGCCGCAGAAGCTGAGGAAGAAAAACTGTTCTGGGAAAGCTTTGACAAGTTCTACGAATACATTAGTACTAAGACTAACGTAACAGTACTTCGCAATCCTGTTTGCGAAGCAGATGACTTCATTGCTCGCTGGATTCAATTGCATCCCGGAGACAACCACATTATCGTATCAAGCGATACAGACTTTGAACAATTGATTGCACCTAATGTTCAGTTGTTCAATGGTATAAGCGGCGTCTTAACTACTCATGAAGGATACTTTGATGACAAGCGTAAGCCTATCAAAGATAAAAAGACTGGTGAAGTCAAAGCCGCACCAGACCCGCAATGGTTACTCTTTGAGAAGTGTATGCGTGGCGACACCTCCGACAATGTCTTCTCTGCTTATCCGGGAGTACGTGAGAAGGGGACAAAGAATAAGGTTGGTCTCCGTGAGGCCTTTGCCGACCGAGACAACAAGGGCTTCATGTGGAACAATCTCATGCTCCAACGTTGGACCGACCATGAAGGTGTCGAACACTTAGTTCGTGATGACTATGAACGTAACCGAGCTATCATTGACTTAACAGCACAACCTGAGAATATTAAAGCTATCCTCGACCAAACAATTGCTGAAGCTGTACAGAAAGAACGTAATCCATCCGTAGGACCTCACTTTATGAAGTTTTGTGGTAAGTATGGTTTACAGAAGGCTTCAGATAATGCTCAACAACATACTCAATGGCTGGCGGCCACTTATAACTAAACTCGCTATAGCTGTACTCTTGCTATATCTTGTAGCAAAGTGTATTCCAGTTTTGGCCGCTGGCGTTGTAGTTGACAGCAAGTGGACATGTGGTCCTAGCGAAGAAGTTGGTAAAGCATTAATTACCAATGGCGAAGACATTATTGCAACTGGCGTAGTTGACGACTTGTTTGTAATGTCATTCTGGGCAAATAGAGAAACAAGGGAATGGACTCTAGTGTTAACA